TAATTCTTGCTTAGAGACATGTTGTATTCTGATAGAAAAATCTCTTCTCTTTTGGTGAGCTCATTTTTGTCAAGAGGCAGTATATACACCAACGGTTGACTGATTCTAGCGCCCACGAGATTAGCCTCTTTTTTGCTGATAAACCTTTAAATGTTATTTTGCCGGCGTCAACCGCCACTAGGCTATCCGCCCCGCGGCCTGCGGCCGCCAGGGGCGGTAGCCGTGTTCGGTTCGACGCCTGTAAGTGATAAAAGAGCTTAATGTGTATTAAGATAACTTTAATACTTATTGCTCATTTCAGTTCATTTTTAAGAAAAAAGGACAAAAAAGAAGCTCGACGTTTAGGCTCTAATTTTTTAGCGAGTCAACCCCTAAAGATTTGTTGACACCGTTTTTATTAAAAATATAAATGGTTATCCTTTACTCTAACCCAGGAATTCAAAAATGACTGAACCCAAATCAGGTCTTCAAGTAAACGATGATGCAGCGGCTGCAGTCGCAAAAACACCCAACCGAATTAGCTTGAAAGATCTGCAAGACAAGATCTCTTCGATTGAGTTCATTAACCCAAAATCTGCACCTCTTTTGACAATTGCAGTTGTTCTTCTGACAAACGGCTACACTGTTACGGGAGAGTCTGCCGCGGCAGATTCTGAAAACCATAATGCAGAACTTGGCCGCAAAATTGCAGAAGAACGCGCTATTGCGAAGATCTGGCCTCTTGAAGGTTATCTACTTCGCGAACGTCTTTCTGCGGCCGGCAAATAACTTTCAGTATGCAAAAACCTTCTTTAGGCCGAATTGTATTTTTTCACACTGTAGGCGAGAGCCCTGCACCTGCCATCATTACTCGTGTATTGTCTGATGTGTGTGTAAACATTACAGTTTTTCGAGATGCTGCAGAAACAGCTCAAAAGCTTTGTGTAGGGTTTTCTGAGCCTGGCCAGGAACATGGGCGTACTGCTTACTGGTCCTGGCCTTCCAGGGTCTAAACGCTATGCAGGATAGCTGCGCCTTCTGCTTTGATGCGGGTGTCGTAGCTATCCACACGCGTTTTGGTTAGTTTAACCAACCAGCCGGATTGAATGTGCTTTACCGATCGAGCTTCTAGCACTTGACCAATCTCTAGGTTATCAAGAAGCTCTTTTTCGGTTTTGAATTCGAGGTCTGGTGTAATAAACAAATCTGCCTTTGACAAACCGTCAATATGTTTTTCCTGGCTCTCAAGTTCTGTGTGTAGCAGTTCAATGTATTCAGCCATTTCTGAAGGCAACATTGCTTTGTAGTCTTTGCGAGTGATCATAAGTTTCTCCTGTAAATTACTAGGACTTGTAAATATAAATTGTTGGCGTTAGGTCTAACTTAACTAAGCCTAAACACTAACAGGTGATTCGTCATGTCTCGTTTGGATATTTTTAAAGATGCAGGTCTTGAACGAAAGCTTGCAGAAACTGCTTCAGAGCCGGCTGCAACTATAGTTGAAGACAAAAACGCTCTTACTAAAGAAGATATTCGAAAAGCTTTGCCTGCTCAGCTTCGAATGAAGATCTCTGATGAGCTAGTAGCTAAGGTTAATTCCATCTCCATGGATCCAATGGTTGCTGATGAAGTTCGAAATAACTTCATTGGATTTAACCATGTCTTGAAGGACGGTAAATTCAAGATTGAGCAATACCTTGAAGCATGCGCTTACGTTACATACAAAATGATGGGGTATAACAACCAGGATTCATACGCTTTGACTTTTCCCGATCGCTATCGAGAAATGCGCGCTGCAGGAAAAAATGACAAGCATATTAGTTCTTTTGTCTCAGCCTACAATAGCAACAAACTTGTCAATATTATTCTTGAGCAGTCCATAATTCCTGCGTGTATTTTGAATCAAGATCTTTATCAGAAAGCACTCAATCGTCAGGCATACTTGATGGTGTATGCTAATAGCGAAAAAGTACAGTGTGATGCGGCCAATTCGATTCTTAATGCCCTTCAGCGGCCAGCTACAAACAAGCTTGAGATTGATATGGTTGTAAAAGACAATTCAGGTATTGCAGAGCTCAAAGACGCGCTTATTCAGGTAGCTGCTCAGCAAGCAGATCTCATCAAAGCCGGCGGTTCAACTAAGTTTATAGCCCACTCTCAGCTGTTTGATGCAGACGGGAAAAAGATACAGTGATTGATTCTTTACGAATTATCGACAAAGACATTTTTGAAGCTATTAAAAAGAAAACAGTCGATGATTGGTTAGACTCTGTTGATTATGCTTATCTCAACAATGGCTCTTACGTACCCACTTCATTTGCTCTTTCATTTGTAAACTTTATCAAGCTTGTTAATGGCGAGATTGGTGAGACACATAAAACACCTGTTGTGCATCTAATGATGCTCGACAAAGTTGTTAGTGATAAAAGGAAAGTTGCTAATCTTTGTCACCGCGGTATTGCCAAGACAACACTTTTTTTTGAGTACTTCAATTTCTTCCTTGCAATCTTTAGAGAACTGTCTGGTTTTGGTGAAATTGACTCAATGATTTATGTGTCTGACTCAATGGACAACGGCGTTAAATCTGCGCGTAAAAACATTGAATTCCGCTACAACAATTCAGAGTTTTTGAAAGAGTATTTACCTGGTGCTAAATTCACCGACAACTACATCGAATATACCAACAAAGACGGGAAAAAATTTGGCATCAAGATGTTTGGTGCCAAAACAGGTATACGCGGTACAAAGATCTTCGCCAAAAGACCAAAACTTGCAGTGCTTGACGATCTTGTGTCGGACGAAGATGCTCGCTCGAAAGCTTCTATGCTTGCAATTGAAGATACGGTTTACAAAGGCATTGAGTATGCTTTGGACCCGACCAAGCGCAAAATCATTTTTAATGGTACGCCATTTAACAAGATGGATATTCTCTATCAGGCCGTTGAAAGCGGCGCATGGGATGTGAACGTTTGGCCTGTTTGTGAGAAGTTTCCATGTACCAGAGAAGAGTTCGCTGGTTCATGGGAAGAACGCTTTTCTTATGATTACGTTGTTGAGCAATACAATGATGCTTTGAAAACAGGCAAGATCAGCTCATTTAATCAAGAGCTTATGCTTAGAATTTCTTCTGAAGAAGAGCGCTTGGTTCAAGATGCCGAGATTCAATGGTATGCTCGTAAATCACTTTTGAAACGCCGCGCGTCTTTCAATTTTTATATCACAACAGATTTTGCTACGTCAGACAAAGAAACGTCAGACAACAGCGTAATTTCTGTGTGGGCAATCAACACAAACCGAGATTGGTTTTGGGTAGATGGGGTCTGCAAACGTCAAAAAATGAATGTTACGATTGATGATCTTTTCAGACTTGTTGTAATGTATGGGCCCCAGTCTGTCGGTATAGAGATTAACGGCCAACAAAATTCATTTATTCAGTGGCTCCAAAACGAGATGCTTTCTCGTAATGTTTTTTTTAATCTGGCTATGCAAAAAGGCTCGCCGGGTATTCGTTCAATTCTCAACAAGCTCTCAAGGTTCAATTTGGTTGTTCCTCTGTTTGCGGCCGGCAAGATGTTCTTTCCTGTTGAAATGCGAGAAACACCTATCATGGCTCAATTCGTGTCTGAGATCAGCCTTGCTACTCAAAGCGGCATCAAAGGCAAAGACGACTGCCTGGACACTATCTCTATGCTTCCTGAACTTAATGCGTGGGCTCCAAGCCCTATGATAGGGCATAATGGTGGGCCAGATATGTTTGAAGACGACGATCGAGATGACAAAGCTTCTTACATTGACTCATATATAGTATGAGACTTAAAGCTGATTCAAAGCTCTGAGGGTGTACCATGTCTCAACTAACTACAAGCAAAGTTTTGGCCAGCTTGGTTTATGGCGAATTTTCCAGTCTAAAGCTGGGCGACTTAAATAATGGTCTAATTAGATATGAAAATCTTACTCAAGTTCTTGAGCAGCTTAATAGAGCTTTAAAGGATATTTTTACTAGGTTTCTTCTTTCAACCAAAGAAGTTATTATCAATACAGACGTATCTATTACTCATTATTATTTGCGTTACGAGTATGCTTTTAGTAACTCTAATAGTAATCAAAATATACTTTACATTGATGATGCTCTTTGCGAAAATTTTAGTGCTGGTATTGCTAAAATTCTGACTGTGTATGACTCTTTCGGCAGAGAGGTGTTTATGAACAAAACACAAGAGCCGCTGTCAGTTTTTACTCCTCAATTTGATTGCCTTCAAATTCCAGCCAACCATGAAGCAGTCAGTTTTTATGTACTCTTCCAGGCGTTACATCCAGAAGTTACTTATGATCCGGATTCAGTGATCAATATTCCCCCTTCTTTGGTTGAGCCTCTCTTGTTTCTAACTGCTTCAAAAATATTTGAAAACATTGGTGGTGCCAGCAATGCCGCTAAAAGTGCTATCTTTCATCAAAAGTTTGAGATGGCTTTATTGCAAGCAGAAATCCGAGATTCGTCTTCGACAAGCGAGAATATGTCGAACAGCAAGCTTGAGCAGTCAGGATTCAGATAAATGAGACCTTCTTCTAGTCCGTTTACGAACCCGTCAGGTCTCGTTGATAAACGGCTGAGCAAGGCGTGGATCACAATTAACGAGGTTGTAGCGTTACTGCCGCAGATTGCCCACGTAAGCTATTATTTGGAGAGCCTTTTTAATCTCGATCGAAATTTGACTCTGTTAAGTGATGAAAACGTCGATCATCATATTCTTAAAGATATTACTATTTTTCAAGGAGCCAGCACATACGAACTTGCTCTTGTAGATGGATTTGTTGGTACACCAACAGAATGGCTTACAAGTCTTGTAGGACCCCAGGGTGAGACGGGCTTTCTTGACGAAGTAGCTCATCAAATTTTGATTAATGCTATTGGAGCCAACACAACAGGTTTGGCTGCTATTACAGTTACTCTTAACAACCACATCTCAACTTACACAAATTACCTTACGAAGACTGAGTACAATGCTTACAAAGGCACTATTCAAGCACAGCTGACGCAGCTTGAAGCAGACATCCTGGCAGCTGTGCCAGATTTAGTTCCTGATCTTGATGAAGCTGCAGTTACTGTTTTGTCTCAGCTGGTTTTTGATAATGCGATTTACGCAGTAAATGGCGAGCTTGCAGGGTATATGACAAGAGCTGACGGATTAGATGTTCTGCTTGATGGTCTTCGTGCTGATGTTGACGGTAATTACG